ACCGCAGCGGCCAGACCAAGGATGTCTGGTGCTATTTGCTGATCTGTAATAAAACTATAGACGAACGGATCTGGATCGCGCTTCAGGACAAGCGCGCAATCTCAGACATAGCACTTGAGGAATTGAAGGCATGAACTGGCGTCAGCTTAACCAGATACTTCCCACGCTGGACGAGGACACCGTCCGCCGTCTGCTGGAGGACGAGCGCAAGGGCGAGCAACGCCAGACGGTGTTGATTCGCCTGCACCAACGCTACACGATCCTGCGGGCGGCGCGGGAACGCATGGAGATCCTTGGAGATGTGGAGTTTCCCAAGGTGGCGGCGCTTACTTAGCGCACCAGCCTTCGCGGCGGGCGTTGTTCTGCTTGACCTCGATGATGGTCGCCGTGGTGTCCTTGGAGGACCACGACACGTCTTTCCAGACGGTGCAAACCGCGCCGTTAGTCTCGACGGTGCTGGTCAGGGTCGCGCACCCGGTCAGGGGACAGATCAAGAGCATCAGAAGCGCCAACCGCATTTTGCGTTCTCCGTAGCACGTCCGCCGTCGCAGCGGCCTCGATCTCGGCCACTGCGTCCCTGCGGATCTTGTAGTAGACGCCGGTCAGCGTCATCAGGATGATGACCCCGATGGCGGCATAACGCCCCAGTGGCGTGAACAGCAGGCTAAACACCGTGCTGGTCCATGTTCTTCTTACGCCAGTACCAGATAGCGGCACCAAGCCCCACGACAGCCGCCATAGCAACAAAGTTTGGGTTGCCGAGTAGGCCCACGAATTGATCCGCCACATCAGACGCATCTTTCGCCTGTGCAGCGATCTCCTTAGCTGCGCCCAGACCTCCGATGCCTGCCGTGAGTATCGCCGCGTTACCCTGCTTGCTGTCCGCCATTGTTCGTACAGGAACTGGATCAGGATCGGTGCGGTGTTCATGTTCTTCCACACGTTGGTCTGCGCTCCACCACGCCGCCTCGGCCTGGCGACGGCGCACCAGCCCCGGCAGCACCTTGCCGCCGCCCTTGGTCCATTTCATCAACTCGGCAGGCACCGCGTCAAGATCGCCAGCGTTGATCTTTTTAAGCATCGTGGACGATTTGAGGTTTCCGACGCCCGCGTTGTAGGCAAAGTCCACGAGAACATCGAACTGGTTTTGCGTCAGCTTGACCTTGATCAGATCCTGAACAGAACGCTCGTACTTGATCAGATCCTGACGCAGGATTTCGTCCGCGTCCGCCTGCGTGATGATCATGCCGTCCACGACTTGGGGCGCGCCAGCAGCCGACGTGTGGCCGTAGCCGATGGTGCAGACGCCCGCCGGGCAGCGGTACGCCTTCAGCTTGCAGCCTTCGAATTTCTTGAGCAGGTTATCTAACCCGCCTTGGCTCATGTGCATGGCGTAACTCCTATCGGCTGACCAAACCAATGGTGATAAGAACAAAGCAAACCACAACCAGAACGAACGCAAGAAACACCGCCCCCCACATTAGGACGCTGTGCGTCAGTTCTTCCTGATCTTTCGCGGCCTGAAGCGCCGCCGCCTTCTGATCTTTCTTGATCTGCGTAGTAGCCGACAGCACCTGATCCCAGGCGGCGATACCGAACTCGCCAATGAAGTGGTTCTTCAGCTCTTCCATCATCTGGTCTGCTTCCGCCTTGGCAGCGTAGGCTTCCATTGCAATCTGCTGCGCGGTCTTGCCGCTCATCAAGTTGCCTTTGGGGTCGGCAGCGGTTCGCGTGATGGCGGCTACGCTGTCGAACAGCGAGCCCATGTCGGACGCCATGCTCTGTAGCTCTTTGCCCACGGCGATGCCAGCCTTGATGGCTTCGTAGCTGGCCTTAGCTGCGGCTAAAAGTGTGAGCGGGTCCATTATTTATCCGCCTTCCCATCAAGCTTGTCGTAGATGCGCTTGAACATGTCTTCGATGTGGTCCATGCGCTTGTCCATGTCGAACCGGCTGACGTAATTCTTGGGCAGGTCTACCTCCAGTTCGTGAAAGTCTGATCTCAGTTCCTTGACGGCGCCCCAAACCTCACGCGCGAACCAGCCGCCAATGGCGATGGCGACCGTGGACGCGATGTTCATCAATGTCTGCGTGTCCATCATCGACCTATTCAGTTACGGGAGGCGCGAACATAAGCGTCTGCGGAATAGTACGACCCGCAACGTCAGTGGCGAACGCGCTCATGGGGGCACGAACGTCGCCGCGCCGCATAGCCGCCGCAAGTTCATTTGCGTATCCGCGCGACATGAAGTTTTGCAGTCCTCTTGCGCCCGCTCCCGCCCCCGCCATTCCCACACCAAAAGCCATAGCGGTGGGGTTGTCAGTAGCAGCACCATACCCTCCTACGGCGGTCGGCAAAATTGACCGCACCACGCTAGCTTTATTGAAGCCGCTGGGGCCAAGCGCGCCTAAGAATTGAAGCGCGCTAGAGTTTGCGCCGCCCTTGGCGATGTTTGCGATTGCCTCGCGTTCTTCGTCGTTAAAATATCTAAGTTTGCTAGGGCTGTTAGATATTTTGCCAAATTCACTTTTAAGCGCGGACGAAAAATTTTCTTTTTTTGACGCGCGGTCAACAGCTTTAAGAATATCCTCACTTTTAGCCCAACGCGAGTACCCGGCAATAGCATCCGTAAACGCTCGCTGTGCTTCGGCAACATTACCAGTTGCGGCGGTAGCGTTCATCGGCGTCGTGATAAAATCATCAAGACGATCTTCAATGACGCTAATCAAACGGCTGGCTTCTTTTGACGCGCCTTTGCCTTTATGAAGATCCCCAATATCTTTGCGAAGTGAATGCAATTCATCAATAGTTCTTGGTTGGCCTTGATACCGATTTATTAGCGCAAGCGCATCGTCAACGCGGGCCTCTCGGTTAGCCAAAGGATTCCAATTATTTGCCCGTAATGCAGTTTCCGCTTCCTGCGAAAACGTATTAAACGCCGCAGGGTCGTAGCGAACGCCCGAATTAGTCGCAGTTTGGAAATTAGCTTTTGCCTGCGCCAGCGCCTCGTCACGAGATACATTTAGACCTCTAATAATATTACGACCGCCTTCCACGGCTCGAACGCCTTTTTCCAGCAGCGCCGGGCCAGCCTTACCGCTGGCGATACCACCAGCCAAACTGCCTGCCGCAAGCGCGTAAGGATCTTCAATGCCGGACTCTCGCATGGCGACCGGCGTAGCCGCAGCGCCTGCACCGCCAAATGCTTGCGACATGGGTTGTTGAGCAAACCAATTAGCTATACGCTGAACGCCTGGGCGCAGGGCATTAGTTGCAAGGGTACGTGCTGCGCCAACGCCGCCAACGCCGCTAAGAGCGCCTTCAGTCGCTGCTGCTTGGAACCGCTCCTCAGGCGTCGTTGGCTCTTGGTACATTCCGGCTTTGGCGTACATGTTACGCATAGCTTCGGAACCTGACGGTATAGGTCTGGCCCCAAACGGCGTAGCCGCTACATTGTAAAGCCCTGATGCAAGATCTGTCAGTGCTAACGCGCCCATGCCCGCCATAGCACCAGCAGGCACTGTAATGGGCGCGGCAGGGCCGCCCAACGCGCCCAAAACCGCGCCAGCCGTCGCAGCGGTCGCGTATGGAAGCGCCGCGCCAGCCGTTGTCTTTACCGTGCTTGCGACAGACGATGGCGCGGAAGGTTCCGGTTGCGCCTCACGGCCTGACGGCATTCCTTCCCCGTTCGCTTTTGACCGTGCGTCCTTATACGCTGCCGCGATTGTGTCGAACTCAGGCGTTCCACGTTTATCAGCGTTCTTGACAATCCACGCCGCGTATTCGTCCGCAGTAGCCATTATTTGGTTCCTCCGCGAAGGATAGCGTCGGCTGCGTCATGTATGTTGGTAACAGGCGCGGCTTTACCCGAAACAGGGTTCTGCGCTTTTCCGCCCGTAAGGTCTTTAACGCTTATCTTTTTGCCCGTGCCAAATCGCTCGCTCAAATTATTAAACGTGTCAACAATTGATTCAACAGGCTGTCCAGGGTCACTCAATGAATCAAGATACGCGCGCATTTCATTATTGGAGTCAAGTTGTTTTGACGATAAGCCGGTTGCACCCATAAGCGCCGACAGCATTGTTTGACGTAAATTAGAGAGCGTGGTGACTGGCGCAGCGCGTTCGGGCGCGACTAGCGTCGTCAATTTTGGCGATAATGTAGATCCAATTGCTTTTGCGCGGTTAGCAAGAGAAGTTTCGCCCGGCACGATTAGCATTCCATCCCTGCCCAATTGCTGGAATTTAGCAATCATGTTGTCCCAAACTTTGTCAAATCCTTCGCGAATTACAACTTTTTCAGCGTCGGAAGCCTCCTTGTTAATTTGTATCTTTTGCCGCTCTTCAGCGCCTTTTTCCGCCAATTTTTCCTGCGCGATTGTCGCGCGCTCTCGCGCCATTCCAGTCAACGGCGGTTGCGCGGGCGCAACAGCAGCAGGCGCAGCAACGCCTGTTGTATTAAGCGATAGCGGCAGATTGTTAGCTTGCCCTGCAGCGGAAATACCTGCCAAAGAAGCAAGCGCATTTAACCCGCCGGGAACGCTGCCGGGGATAGCAAATTGTTGCCCCATCGTCATGGACGGCACAGTTGGGCTTGATTGTATTAGACCTTCACCACGAATTACGGCCGCTTCTTGAGCCCTACGACCGGGGTTGTCTTTCAACGCTTGTACGGCGTCAGCAATAGCATTGACATCGCCGGTTTTAACCGCAGCCACAACCGTTTTAGGGAGAGAACCGTAATTATATGTGACAGACGCAAGCGCGGCTTGAGCCGGAGCGGGCAACGCGGTCCAGTTTTCGGCACCAACTTGCGACGAAGCGCGGGGGATAAATTCGGTGTTCAAACGACGTGACAAATCACGTTCCGCATCTTCGCGCGTAATTTGCATACCGGGCTGCACTTGGACCACTGTGCCGTCAGGTTGCGTAATTGTGTCACTACCATAGCCTGTACGATACGCATTAACGTCGTAATAAGGCCGCTCGCGAAACCCTTCAAATCGGCGAAGCATACTGGACGCCAAATCAACCGGTGCAGCAGCAGGCGCAGCAGCAGCAGGCGCAGCAGCAGGCGCAGCAGCAGCAGGCGCAGCAGCAGCAGGCGCAGCAGCAACAGGCGCAGCCGCAGGCGCGGCGGCAGCAGGTGCAGCAGGCGCAGCGCCGCCTTCAGGGACGACGCTGTACGTGCCGGTATTCTTGTCGATGGCGATAGGCCCAGCAGGCCCCATAAGGTACTGTGATTCTTTGGGTTTAGCCGCCGAAAGAATTTCCGATGTTGTTGACATGGCAAGACGCGCAGCGTCAGGGGAATATGCGGGCGGGAAAACCGATCTCATTTTTTCTGGTAGCGCGGAGACCAACCGACTCCACGCCGCTGGGCGCTCTTGCTCAGGAAACCCTTCTATCATCCGCACACCGTTTTTAAATTCTTCGCCGTGCTTGGATGCAAGATCCATTAATTTTTCGTCAGACTGAATTTCCGCCAATCTAGTACGGCGAAGCTCGCCCTGCGCTTGACGTTGATAGTTAAGCGCTTTGAGTGCAAGTTCTGCGTCAACAGGCGCTAGAGCCTTAATGTATTCTGGCGATTCAATGTTGTGCGCCGCGCCAATCGCGCGAACCGCGTTTTCGCGCGCAAGTTCTTGTTTCCGCTGCTGCATGAGCATGTTAGCCGCTTGCATTTGCGAAGCTTGTTGGGCCATCGCCAGCACATTTGGGGCTTGGAACTGCGCGAGTTGCGGAAGCGCGGCGTTGTAGTCAACCATCGTTCTGTTCCCTTACGGTTAACCGAGCTTGCCTTGCGCGCCGCCCAAACCAGCAACACGATTCAAATAGTTGTTCATCGTGTACGAACTCATGCCTTGGTTAAGCGCGTTCGTCACCGCGTTCGCTTGGTTCAGATAGCCCGACGCCTGCGCGTTGCCGCCCGCAACCGCAGCCTGTCCCAGACCCTGACCCAGATTGGTGTAGGTCTGGCCCAAGTTCTGGCCCAATGCGCCAGCCTGCGCCGCAGACCCGGCAGCGGATGCCTGCCCGCCGCTATAGAGCTTGAACAACGGGTCAAGCTGGGCAGCGCGGTTGGTCTGGTAGCGGTTGAAGGCGTTGGTGTATTCATCTGATGCTTTGTTCTGGCCGTAATCAATAGCGCCCTTGATGTTCGCGCCCGACATGCCCATGCCCTTGGCGGCGGCGCTGGCGTTCAGCGCGCGCATACCCTGCTCAAGACGGAATTGGTAGCCTGGGTCGGTCGTGAAGTCGGACATGCCGAAGTCTTTGGCGTACCGGCCATACCCCGGCGCGGCCTGATTGCCGCCGATGCCGAGCAACGTCATAAGCTGGTTTTGCGCCGTCGTGCCGCCTTCGCGGTACGGTGCGAGATCCGCCCGACCGATGTCGAACATCTCACGCTGGGCGGCGATGCTCTTGTCCGCAGCGGCCTGTTGCGCGGCGGCGCTCTGGGCGGCAGCCGCCTGCTGGGCTTCCGCAGCCTTGCTGG